CTTAACAAGCCTGTTATAGGTTCATACGCACACCAAAGTTAACAGCAGGTTAACAACAGGCTAATAGAGAGAGAACAGCGGGTTAATTCTTGGTTATAACGATTACATAACATAGAGAGATACCCTATTGACATAGAGAGAGAGGTATGGTAAGGCGAGTTAGGCTACTGCCTAATAAGCCTATTAAGCAAGCAGGGATAAGCCCAGATGTGGGCGTAGTTTCCTGTTTGGCTAGTAACTAGCCTGTTATGAAGTGAGAGAGTGAGAGTGAGAGAGAGAGCCTACCTATCTCTCTATCTATGTTCTCTCTCTTAGAGGTAGAAACAAAGAAATAAGCAAAGCCCAGATTATTTAGTACTTGGCGTTGTACTTGGTACTTTCAGCAGGAAGTCTTGACTTAGATGAACAGCAGGTAAACAAATGCCGAAATACCCCTATCGCCTATGGTAAATGTCGTATTTAGGCATTAGGCTCGTATTACGAGGTCAGGCGGTCTGCCCTCACTAACAGAAAGTATCAAATCTTATGAGTATCGCCCTTATGGTATCAACAGCAATAACAGACGGTAAAGAACAGACACTATTAGTTCCTACCGAAAATGAAGTTCTAATGTTTCACCGTTTATCTACTGGTGGTCGTGGTCGTGGTCAGGCTTGGAACAAGGTTACAGATGTAACTACCTTGCCACAGACCGTATCGGAATACAGACCTGTCGCAGTTGGTATCAACAGCACAGATGTATTTAACGCTAAGTACGGAAATGTAACAGCCCTATCTGGTCGGCTTAACCCGATTGAGGGTCAGTTTGAGTACAATGTTCCTAGCCGAAAAACTCACTTGGAGTGGGTTACTAGATTGACAGAACAACTAATCGCTGGTGACGGTAACCTTAACGGTTATGTGTCAGACAAGCGTAGGAACTCACCTATTACTATCAAGCCTATTACAGCAACAAAACCAGAGCCAGAATTGGAAATGGCGTTTGTGGCTATCAACAGCACACTTAACGAGCCTATTACAAATGTAGTGGCTATGCCTACTCGCACACAGACACAAATGGAAATGGCGAGTATCCCAGATAGTTCTTGGGCTAAGCGTTACATCAACCGTAAGATTGCTGGTTCTGGTAAGTCTGATTACGAAATGCTAGACATAGCAAAAGCGCATAATCAAAATGTTCTTATTCGTGGTCACGCTGGTTCTGGTAAGACTATGTGTGTTATCGCTTGGGCTAGTGCCAGAGGTCACCGCTATTACAACATCTCTAGCAACATTGGACTAGAGCCGAGCCACCTATTCGGTATGTGGATACCTACCGAGAACGCTGGCGTGTTTAAGTGGCAAGACGGTCCTGTAACAGACTTGGTAAGAAACGGTGGCGTGCTATTGCTAAACGAAATTGACTTTATGCCAGAGCGTATTACAACAGTTCTATTTGGCTTGCTAGACGATAGGCGTGAAATCCAGTTGTTAGAAAACGGTGGCGAGGTTATCAAGGCTCACCCTGACCTAGTGGTTGTCGGTGACCATAACCCTAACTATCGTGGTTCACGCCCTATGAACCAAGCGTGGAAAGACCGATTTGCTCACAAGTGGGATTTTGAGTATGACAAGGCTATTGAGAAAAAACTCATTGGTAACACAACCCTATTAGAGGTTGCTAACCAGTTGCGAGAACAGCACGAACGAGGTGAGATTGACACGCCTATCTCTACTAGAGGTCTTGAGGTATTCGTTAAGAACACTCGTAATGTAAACCTTGATTACGCTATCAACACTTATCTAAATAGTTTCGCTGATGATGAACGAGAGGCTGTCAAATTGGTATTTGATACTGCTAAGGTTGGTATCTCGGCTGGGTTTGGTATCGCTGTTGATGTATCCCTACAACTAGACGAGGAACAAAACTAATGGCTAAGCCTAAAGTAATCAGAAATAGTGTTGAGCATACCAACATAGGGCAAGGCTATTATAGTTGGCTATCCGAACAGGACATCAACCTTAAGGAATTAGACCTTGACCAGAAAACCATTGATAAGGCTGTTAGAGAAACTGGCAGAACCGAGAAAGAAGTTAGAGCCGAGAAAATAGAGTTTCGTGACCAACTACAAGAGGAATACAACTTGTATTTAGATTACGAAAAGTCTAAGGTCAGCACCGAGTTTCAGGTTCGCAATAACACACTTGATAGCATTGTTTCAGTTTATCAGCGTGCCGACAGGATACTTACAGGTCTTAATGTTACGGTATCGGTGAGTGAAACAGAACTAGCACCAGCCTATAATGACGGTAAAGACATTGTATTTAGCGGAAAACTAATTAAAGAACTTGACGAAAATACAATTTTATCTTTACAAGGTCTTAATTACCACGAACTCGGTCACCTGCTATTCACACCTCGCATTGGAACAGCGTTAGGTAAGTGGGTAGTGGAAAAGCACACAGCCGAGCAAAGTGTAGTTAGGGTTTATAAGAACTATGACGGTGAGGAAACCTCGCAGACTTTAACTTGGACAGAGGAAACTTTAGTGGACAAGAATAGGGCTATGGCGTTTAACATTTTAGAGGATTGCCGAGCCGAGCATTACTTAACCCTAAAGTATCCAAGCATTAGACCGTTTATGATAGCCCTATTAGGTGATTACATACTTGATAATAATTTAGATAAGTTAGGCGAGCAGTTTGTATTACTCGCTGGTCGCAAGTATTTCTCTATGGACTTGCGTAAGTTATCTGCCAAAATGTTTATGGCTAAGTATGGGGCAGACAAGGCTAAGGCTATCTATGAAATAGCAAGCGAGTATCGCACACTTGTATTCCCTCGCCAATACGATAGAGCCAAAGACCTAATCACAGTACTAATAGCCCTATTACCTAAAGATGAAAACGGTGACACGATAGATGTAGGTGACAACCCTAATGGCTGTACTCATAGAGAACCTATGCGTAATGGCAGACCTACTACCGAGAAAGACCAAGACACGCTTAGGGGAAATGACCCTAATAAGTCTGGTAAGGGTGATGAACTAAGCGATTACCTAGACGGTGCTTTATCTGCTGGTACTGGTAAGTTTGAGGAAACTGGTGAGTTTAATTCCGAAACTGCTGGCTTTAATACTAAAGTGTCAGAGGTAATTGACAGATTACAAGAAACCGTTAATAATGCTAAGGCTGATAAGTCTTTACAAAAGAAAGTTCGTGACACGCTTAAGGCTATCCAGAAAGACCGCAGTAGCAAATCTATTTTAGAGAAAACTAGGGCTGGCAACTTTACGCCAGAGATGTCAGAGGTAACCGCTAGTCGCTTGTTCGCACAAGAACTAGAGTTGCTTAGGATAGAAAGTGACCCTGCTTGGGATAGAGAAAAGCCTAGTGGCAAGTTAAATGTTAAGCGTGCTATGAACGCAGACATTAACAGGATAGATACGCTGTTTGACCGCTGGCAAGAGGGTAATGACGATTACGACATTGAGGCTAGTATCCTGATTGACAGGTCTGGTTCTATGTATCGTGAGATTGGCTCGGCTTGTCGTTCAGCGTGGGTAATCAAGCGTGCCATAGAACGAATTAACGGTAAGGTATCTGTATCTGTATTCAGCGATTACGCTAGAGAACTGTTTGACAGAGATACCCTTGCGAGTGCCACAGATGTTCGCATAGTTGAGGCTGGTGGTGGAACTGACCCTAACGATAGCCTAAATGAAACTATTAGAATTATGGATAATACAACCGCTAAAACTAAATTAGTATTTATTCTAACTGACGGTGAGTGGTCTAATACTGCTGTATGTGACAAGAAAATCGCTGGGCTGGTAGAACAGGGCTGTTATGTAAGCGTGGTCTGGCTTGGTAGCGAGGATTATGCCAAAACTATTATGTCTAACCCTAAACAACTTATTACATACACACACAACGCCAGTTCGTTCAGGACTATCCAATCACCTAACGAATTGGTAAAGATTGCTAAAGATGTCGTAAAACATCAAATCAAGCGTAGCAAAGTTAGGGGTTAAGCACTATGCTAGAACCTATCTACGGAGTTCTGTTGCCACTCGGAGTGTTCGGGCTAGAAACAATAGCCCTAGCAATCTGGTTACACAGAACAGCAGAGCCAACTAAACAAAATAAACTAACTAAGAAAGGCAAAACAAATGGGCGATAGAAGTTCTATCTACATTACTAACAGCACAGACGACAGCATAATCAGGATTTACGGTCATTGGTCAGGTGACGATAACGCTAAGGCAGTTGCTAATTTACTTAGTAAAACTGATAGGGTAGGTGACCCTATGTATCTAACAGCCCAGATGTTCTATGAGTTCGCAGTTATACAGGGTGGCTACACAGGTGGATTAGGCTTTGGTATCGGTTCTGCCACTTACATTGACTACACAGAGGACAACCCTGCCATTGTAGTAAATGCTGATACTGGCGAAGTGAAGTATGAGGACACACAATACACAAGAAACGAGTTCGTTAAACAGTTTAGCGAATACCTAAATACAGAAGTAGGAGAAACAAATGATTAAAACTAATAAGCAAGTAGAAACAACTTGGGCTTGGTTCGTATCCCGCTACAAGAAACTCGGCTACAAATCCCTTAACCAGTTTGCGATAGCAAATGGTTTCCAGAAGTCTAGCCTATCAAGGTACTTTCACTTACAGCGAGAGTTGCCTAGTGGCACAATCTCGGCGTTGTGTATCGTACTAAAGGTTAGCCCTAATACCCTAATGAAAGCAATTGGCGAGGAGTGGAACTAATGGAAAATAAAAAACTAATCAAGATTGTTAAGTCACAGATGAAGTCATTTAAAAAGACTATGAAAGCAACCGAGTATGACGGACCTGAATACGATTACGCTTTTGCCGAAGGTGCTTATCTAGCCTATGAAGTTATGCTAAGACTACTAAAAGGCGAGGAACTCTAATGGCTATGGGAAATGAAAACTGGGCTGGCAACTACAACGCTGGC